GCATGCCGGCGGGGCTGGAGGCCGGGATCATCAGCGGCCGCCAGCAGATCAAGTCGTGGGCGCTGGAGATGTCCGTGGTGCATGACGGCTGGGTGACGAAGGTTCGCCGCATCATCTGGACCGCGCACCAGACGAAGACCAGCGACGACAACTTCGAGCACCTGTGCATGCTGATCGAGGCGTACGACTGGCTGCGCAAGCGGGTGGGCAAGCCGTACACGGGCAACGGGAATCACAAGATCGTCTTCGTCGACAAGGAGACGACCTACCCGACGTTGGGCAACTCAGGTCGGCAGCGACCGAAGCGCACGATCGAGTTCTCGGCGCGGGAGAACGGGCCCACGGGCCGCGGCCGGGTCAAAGTGAACCGGCTGATCCTCGACGAGTGGCTGTTCGGAACGGCGCTGATGAAGGGTGCATTCCTCCCGACGATGGGCGCCGCGGGGGACCGGTACGTGCGGTACGGGTCGAGCCCGGGCCGCCTGCAGAGCGAGAACCTGCGGGTGCTGCGCGAGCGGGGCCGGATCGGCACGTTGGACCCGTCGCTCGGCGATCCTTCGCTGTCGTGGGTGGAGTGGACCTCGGAGCGGGTGCGCCTGGAGCGCGACGAGATGGGCCGCCCGCGTCTAGTGCGAGCGCTGCCGCAGTGCGTTGAACCGGACTGCACACACGTTCCCGGCCGTGTGGTCGGCTGCTACCTGGACGACCTGGGGATCATCAGCACGTCGAATCCGGCGTATGGCACGGAGCGCCTGCCGGTGGAGTTCGTGCTGCAGGAACGGCTGGCCCAGGACCCGGTGGAGTACGCCCGCGAGCGTGCCGGCATCTGGGAGGACCCGCCGACCGGCAACGTGGACGACGCCCTGGCGAACTGGCCGAACCTGGCCGACCCGGCCGCGGCCCCCGCCGGAACCCTGCGGCTGGGCATCGATGTGGCCCCGAACATGGCGGCCGCAGCGCTGGTGGTCTACGGCGGCGGGGTGCTCGAGGTGATCGCGGAACGCTCGGGGTCGTCGTGGGTGCCTGCGGCGGTGGCCGAGGTCCGGGCCGCGCACACGATCGCCAGCGTGGGCCTCATCAAGGGCAGCCCGGCTGAGGCCCTGGTCCCGGACCTGCCCGACGACGTGACCCTGCTGACCGCGGCGGACACCACGGCGGCGTGCGCCCGGTTCGCGCGGGCGGTCGCGGATGGGTCGATCCGTCACCGCGACGACCAGCGGCTGAACGCCGCGGTGAAGGGGTCGCGGCGCAAGTTCGCCGGGGACGGGTGGCGGTGGACCCGCGCCGGGTCCGACACGAACATCGCCGGCCTGTACGCGGGCGCGGTGGCCCTGTGGCTCGACGAGACGGACGAGTACGTGGACCGCTCGACCGAGGCCCTGCTCACTTCATTCGGATAGGAGGCCGCGCGCATGGTGTGGACTGCGCTGGGCGTGGCCGGGCTGCTGTGCCTCGTTGCCGCAGCATTCGTGGCGTTCGGTCCAGCGGCAGCGCTCGCGGTGGCCGGGCTCGCCCTGCTGTTCGCCGCGTGGGACGGTCGCCGACCTGAGGCCGGGGAGCGCTGATGGGGGCTATCTTCGGGCGCTCCCAGTCGCGGGCGGTCAGCCTGACCAGCGCGGGGGCGCCGCCGCGGGGTCCCGCTGGGCATGGTCGCCCGGCGACGCCGGAGCAGTCGCTGCGGCACTCCGCGGTGTGGGGTGCGCTGCGGCTGCGCGCCGACCTGATAAGCACGCTTCCAGTGGACGTGTTCCGCATGCAGGGTGACCGGCAGGTGCAGGCGCAGACCACGCCCCTGTTCGTCAGCCCCGCTGAGGGGATGCTGTTCCACGAGTGGTGCTACTCGTCGCAGGTCGACCTCGACCGGTACGGCAACACGTTCGGCCAGATCGTGGGCCGCGACGCGGCCGGGTGGCCGACGCAGGTGGAGCTTTGGCCGGCCTCGGACGTGGCGGTGCTGCTGACCGGGATGCGGGTCACCGGGTACAGGTTCGCGGGCAAGGTCTACAGCCCGCGCGACGTGTGGCACGAACGCCAGTACACGGTGGCCGGGCTGCGGGTGGGGCTGTCCCCGATCGCGTACGCGGCCTGGTCGGTGGGCAACTACCTGTCCGCGCAGGAGTTCGCGCTGGACTGGTACGCCGCTGGCGCGCACCCGGCCGGGACGCTGCGGCACACGGAGGCCGCCAACCTGGACCCGAAGGTGCTCGACGCCGCCAAGCAGCGGTTCAAGGTGGCCACGCAGGACCGCGACATCTTCGCCACCGGCAAGGAGTGGGAGTTCATCCCCGCCCAGGTGGACGCCCAGACCTCGCAGTTCCTTGAGCAGATGCGCTCCACCGCGATCGACGTGTGCCGGTTCATCGGGGTGCCGTCGTTCGCGATCGACGCCAGCATCTCCGGGTCTGCGATCACCTACCAGAACGTGACCCAAGCTCAGCTGTTCCTGCTGGTCAACCACCTGGGACCGGCGATCCTTCGCCGCGAGCGGCACCTGTCGCACTACGGGCTGCCGGCGCCCCGGTTCATGAAGCTGAACAGTGACGCGCTGCTGCGGCTGGACCCGACCGGGCGAACTGACGTGACCGCGAAGCAGATCGACGCGTGGATTCGGACCCCGGACGAGGTCCGCGCACTGGAGAACCTGCCTCCGCTCACCGCGGGGGACATCGCCCTGCTCGTCGAGCACAAGCAGTCCAAGCCCTCCCCCAACGAAAACGAAGGGACGACCCCATGACGACCCGCGAACAGGCTGCCGCCCTGCGCGCATCCGGTGTGCGAGCCCCGGCGGACCGCCCGCAGGAGCGCCGCTGCGACGAGGCCGCGGGCAGCCCAGCGGCCGCCCGGGTGCGGCTCACCCAGTACCGCATCGAGCGCGCCACCGCGGACGCGGAGACGGTCACCTTCATCGGGTACGCCTCGGTCACCGACACGCCATACCGCATGTGGGACTTCTTCGGCGAGTACGACGAGACCGTGACCGCCGGGGCGTTCGCGGACACCCTCGCCGCCGAGCCGCTCGTCGAGTTCGTGGTGAACCACGGCCGCGGCGGGCAGCTTCCGATGGCCCACACCCGCAACGCCACGATGACCCTCGCCGAGGACACGGAGGGCCTGCGGGTCGAGGCCACCTTGGACATGCGCCGCACCGACGTGCGCGACCTGGTGCTCGCCATTGAGCGCGGCGACGTGGCCGAGATGTCGTTCCGGTTCCGCATCGTGCGCGGGCGCTGGTCCGACGACTTCAGCCAGTACTTCATCCACGAGGTCGACATGGACCGTGGTGACACGTCCCCGGTCAACTTCGGTGCCAACCCGCACACCCACATCGATGCTCCCGCCCGGTCAGATGCCGGGACGGGTCCTGAGGCGCGCGATGCGTCCTCCGCGGCCCCCGTGGCCCTGGGCGACCAGCCTGCCGAGCAGCTCACCCCCACCACCACCGAAAGGACAGGCACCATGCCTGAGATCAGCGAGCAGCTCGCGGCCGAGGTCGTCGAGCAGCCCACCGCGGCCCGCGCCACCGTCGACACGGAGGCGTTCGAGGCCCGTATCGCCCTGCTGGAGCAGCAGCTGCGCCAGCGCGACAACGTGACCGCCGCCGAGCGCGCTGGCACCCCGAACGCCCCGGCCTACGACCAGGTCGCCCGCGTGGGTGCCGAGTCGCGGACCTACCGGCCGGACACCGACCGCCGCGGCGTGCAGTTCGCGTCGGACGTGGCCCGTGCGTTCATGGGCGACTTCGCCGCCCGGCAGCGACTGGACCGGCACATGAACGAGGAGCGCGTCGAGCGCGGCGCGGACCAGTTCGAGCGCGCGATCGGCGCGGGTGCCCTCACCGGCCTCGTCGTCCCGAGCTACCTCGTGGACGCGTTCGCCGGCTACCCCCGCGCGGACCGGCCCCTCGCTGACGCCATGCGCATGCATGACCTGCCGGCGACCGGGCTGACCGCGTACCTGGGCAAGCTGACCACCGGCACCACGGCAGCCGAGCAGACCTCGGAGAACACGGCCGTGTCCGAGGGCAACGCGGACGACACCCTGCTCACCATCCCGATCCTCACGTCGGCCGGTTCGCAGACGGTGTCCCGGCAGTCGTCGGAGCGCGGGGTCGGGGTCGAGGACACCATCATCGAGGACCTCATCAGCGCGCAGCGGGCCAACCTGGACTCGCTGCTGCTGAACCGGGCCTCGACCGGCCTGACCAACGTGGCCACGGCGATCGCCTACACGGACGGCACGCCCACCGCGGCCGAGCTGTACCCGAAGCTGCTTGCCGGCCCGGCGGCCGTCGAGGCCGCGATGCTCAACGCCCACCCGGGCGACGTCATCGCGGTCATGCACTCCCGCCGCTGGTACTGGCTGCAGTCGCAGCTCACGTCGACCTGGCCGCTGTTCGGCCAGCCGGCGGCAGCCGCCCAGAACGCCGGCCAGAACTACGCCGAGCGCTACGGCAACGGCTTCCGGGGCATCCTTCCCTCGGGGGTTCCGGTCATCGTCGACAACAACATCGCCACCAACCTCGGTGCTGGCACCAACGAGGACGAGCTCTACTTCGTGTCGCAGTCGGAGTCCCACCTGTGGGAGGACCCGAACGCGCCACTGCTCATCCGCGCCGAGCAGACCAGCGCAAAGACCCTGGGCATCGACCTCGTGGTCTACGCCTACTTCGCCTACGTCTTCAACCGCGTCACGCACGCGCAGAAGATCAACGGTACCGGCCTGGTCACGCCGACCTTCTGACCGACCCCCAAGCCTGACCGGCTCTCTCAGCACCCGGGGCGACCCCTCGGGTGCTGGGGGTGCTGGCCACGGAAGGAGCACCCATGTCCGAGAGCAGCGACGCCGCGACCCGCCGCGCCGACTACGCGCGAGCGTTGCGCGAGGAGCGCGACGGCTACGCCCGGGTCGGGCGCACCGATCGGGTGGCCGAAGTGGAGGACGAGCTCGCCCGCGTGGAGGGTCGCCCTCTGGGGCGCAGCGAGGACCCCGTGGAGCCGAAGCCTCGCACCCGCACCCGCAAGCCCTGAACCCCCGCCCGAACCCCAACGAACTCCCAGGAAGGGGCATGACGCATGCCTGCAATGACCACGCTGGTCTACTCCGGTGGCCTGCGCGCCGCGCTCGGCGGCGGCGTCACGGGTGGCCGCGACCTCGACGGCGACACGTTCAAGTGCACCCTGCACACCAACACGTACACCCCGACCGTGACGCACGCGTTCCAGTCGGACCTGACCAACGAGCTGGCCACGGCGGGCGGGTACACGGCGGGCGGGTTGACCCTGTCCGGCGTGTCGCTGACCACGACCGCGGCCAACTCCTGGTCGGCGACCGCTGCCACGACCACCGCGTACACGCTGGGGCAGGTCGTGCGCCCGTCCGCGGGCAACGGGTACCTCTACCGCTGCGTGGTGGCCGGCACGTCGGGCGGTGCCGCGCCGACGTGGCCGACCGTGGTGGGGACCACGGTGGCCGATGGCACGGTCACGTGGCTGAACATCGGCACGGCGGCGATCAAGTTCGCGTTCTCCGACGCGGTGTGGACATCGTTCACGGCGGGCCCGTTCCGGCACGCGGTGGTCGCTGACACCACGCCCGGCACGGCCGGCACGAACCCGTTGATCTGCGCGTTCTCCTACGCCGCGGACCAGACCGGCGGCGGCGGGTCGCACACGATCGCCCTGGACACGGTGAGCGGCGCGTTCATCCTCGGCGTGAGCTGATGCTCTGGTACGTGCTGGTCGACGCTGACGGCGACCCGGCGAGCATCTCAAGCGCCCCGATCCCCTCCTTCCCGGCGGGCTGGTCTGTGGTGCAGGTGGAGTCCGCTGGGCAGCCGGACCTCGGGGAGTGGTTCGACCCGGTGTCTGGCGGCAGCGTGATGGCCCCACGGCGCTGGGATCGCGCGTCCCGTTCGTGGACGACCCTGATGACCCCCACCGTGATGGACCGCGTACTTGACGACCTGGCGAACGACCCCGCCCTGGTGGATGTGTGGCAGCGGCTGACCGCCGCCCAGCGCACCGCGCTGCGGTCCCGACTGTCGGCGCTGCTGGGGCGGCGGCGGTACCGCTACGTGGCCGACCCGGTGGACTTGGGGGACTGAGCGATGGGGCTGTGGGCGCTGCCCTCGCCGCAGCAGTCGATGGTGGCCGCCGACATGACGTGGTCGGCCTCATCGCTGGCAGCGTTCACGGCGACCGCTTCGGCGACCCCGCACACCAAGGGCGCGTGGGTGGAGGTCGAGGCATCGACCTCCGCGGAGTGGGCCGGCGTTCGGGTGATCCGCCACACAGCGCTGAACGTGGCCGCCACGGACACCTCGACCTTGCTTGACATCGGGTTGGGTGCGTCGGGCTCCGAGGTGGTCGTGGTCTCCAACCTGCCGGTTGGCTACTCGATCACCGGCGGTGGGTTCGACTTGCCGATCCGGGTGCCAACGGGAACACGAGTAGCGGTGCGGGTGCAGTCGGCGAGGGCCAGCCAGACTGCCGCGTTCCGTCTTGTCCCCTGGACCGGCGAAGGGGTGGCGGGCTCCCGCACCTACCAGACGGCGACCACCTACGGGGCGAACACGGCCACCTCACGCGGGGTGACTGTCACCGCTAGCGCGGGCACGATCAACACGTTCGGCGCGTGGACCTCGATCGTCGCCGCAACATCTGCCCCTATCCGAGCGATGGTCGTGGGGATTCAGGGCAATGGCGATACCGACCTAGCCGCGTCGGCGTGGCGACTCGAAATCGGCTATGGCGGGGCTGGCTCGGAGCAGGCGATCGCCACCCTCGGCGCGATCGCGTCGTCCTCGGAAGCCATGAGCTCGACGCCCGGCAGCCTGCACACCGTGCCAACGGATGTCCCCTTCACGGTGAGCATCCCCGAGGGCGCGCGGCTGGTTGCCCGGCTGATGACCGCCACCTCAACCACGACCAACCCGGCGGTAGATGTCGCCGTCATCGGACTGAGGTGATCCCGTGGCCGTGACCGTCGAAACCAGCGGCTCCCAGACTGCGACCCTGACCACGTGGCATGACGTGGCCACGGTGACGAACACCCCGGGCGTGCGCGTGTTCGCGGTGGACCTGACGAACCTTGCAATGGGCGAGACGCTGGACCTGCGCGTGAAGGTGAACGTGCGCAGCGCGGACGCTCAAGGCGTCCTGTACCTCGCCACCTACTCGCACGCGCAGTCCGAGCCCGTGGTTCAGTCGGTGCCCGTGGTCGTGCCCGATGGCGCCACCTTCAGCATCCGCCAGACCGGAGGCACCGGCCGCGCGTTCCCGTGGGCCGTCTACACCCTCTGAGCCGCTAGGGGGCCGCCGTGTCGCTGCGCTACGGCGCCCTATACCTGCCCGCGTCGAGCACTTCCGCCCTGACGGGCACTCCCGCGCCCGGTGGCGTGGTCGTTGCAGGCCCGCGCTCGGTCGGAACCCTGGATGTCATCGGCAACCCGGCCCCCGGGCTGGTCACCGCGCGCGGGCCGGCCGCGACCGGAACCCTTGGACTGCTGGGGAGTCCCGGCGCCGGCTTCGCCACCGGGGCCGGCTCGAGGCAGGCCGGCACGCTCGGGCTGACCGGCGCGCCCGCCTCGGGCGTGGCCCTTATCGCGGGCCTGCCGGCTCTCGGCACGCTTGGCCTGACCGGCGCTCCAGCCACCGGCGCTGGCGCTCTCGGCGGCGTCGCGGCCACCGGCATCCCCGCGGCCGTCACCGGGCTCACCGGCTCCCCGATTCCCGGGGGCGTGCTGGTCGGCGCGGTGACCGCGTCCGGGGTGCAGTCGCTCACCGGCTACCCGCAGCCCTATGCGACCGCTAGCCGGGCGCTCAACACGAACGCGTGGCCGGTCGGGGCCACCGGCACGACGGGCCTCACCGGCACCCCCAGCAGCGCGCTGGGCAGCGTCGGCGGCGCGACCGGCTCCGGGGCCCTCGGACTGCTCGGAACGCCGGCAGCGGGCCGCCTCGTGGCTGGGCCCGTCACCGCAACGGGCAGACTGGGGCTCACCGGGGCGCCCGCCCCAGCCGGCGTCATGGCCGGCGGCGCCCGACCGACCGGCACGCTCGGACTCACCGGCAGCCCGTCCCCCGGCGGCCTGCTCGGCGGCGGCTTGCCGGCCATCGGCACGTTCGCCCTCACCGGCACCCCGGCGCCTGGGCTGGTCACCGCCCGTGGCCCAGCCGCGACCGGGGCACTGGGCGTGGCTGGCGCACCCGCGGCAGGCTTCGCCACCGCGAGCGGGCCGCAGCAGACCGGCACCCCGGCCGTGCTGCTGCCTCTCACCGGCACCCCGAGCCCGGGGCTGGCCACCATCGCAGGGCCCGCCACGCTCGGCGCGCTGGGCCTGACTGGCATCCCCCGCGTTGGCGGGCTGCTGGTCGACGGTGTGGCCGCGGTCGGAACCCGCGGGCTCACCGGCACCCCCAGCGCGGGGCATGTCAGCATCCGCGGCGCCTCGGCGATCGCCACCTGGCAGGTCGTCGGCGGTCCCAGCAGCGGCTACGTGCTCGCGGGCGGAACACCGGCGGCGGGCCTGCTGGGCTCCCTCGGCCAGCCGCGGCCCGCGCTGGTCCTGGTCGGCGCGGGGCCAACCACAGGACAGGCCAGCACGGTGGAGTCCGGCCGCGCGGCCATCCACGGCGGCGGGCCCCGATCGGGTAGCACTGGTGGCATACCGGCCGCCGACCTGCACGGCCCGCCGGGCAGGTCCGACACGCTCGCCGGTCCGCCGACCGCCGCCACCCACCCACCCGCCTCACGCGCCGGCACGTTCGCCTAGGGAGGGCACAGCATGGGAGTTGCGGTCTACGAGGTCGGCCAGACCATGACCTTCGGCCTCTACACGTACGCCGCGAACGGCACCACGTTGGCCGACCTCGGCGGCGGGCTGCCCACGGCGACGATCACCAAGCCGGACGGCAGCACCGCCGCGGCCGTGGTCACGAAGACCGGCACGGGCACCTACATCGCCGAGCTGGCCGCCGCGGCCCTCGGGCGGCACGTGTGCGCCTGGACCGGTTCGGGGACGAACTCTGGCGGGCTGCCGAGGACGGACCTGGCCGACGTGCTCGACCTGCGCCGGCTCGCCGCCCCGCTGGCCGTGGTCCGCGACGGCTTGAACATGCCCGCGAGCAGCGTGGTCGACGACGCCGAACTGCTGCGCCACATCGCCGCGGCCACCCTGACCGTGGAGCAGATCGCCGGCCCGGTCCTGGCCGCCACGAAGGTGGAGACCCGCAGCGGGGGCAACCGGTACAGCCTGGCCCTGTTCGACTATCCCAGCGCGGTCACCTCGGTCACCGTGGACGGGACCGCGGTCACCGACTGGGCGCTCGACGAGGCCGGCATCCTGTGGCGCGGCTCCCGCCCCGGCGGCGGCGTGTGGCCCAACGGGGCCGGGAACGTGGTCATCACCTACACCGTGGGCGACCCCTCGGTGGCCCCCGACGTGGTGCAGGCCACCTGCGACCTGGTGGCCCACTGGTGGCGCCACGGACAGCAGTCGTACTACGTCGACGGCCCGCCCGAGGAGGATGCCGCCCCGCCGGTCGCCGGGTACGCCATCCCCGGGTCGGTGTACCGCAGGCTGGCCCGGCACGCCGCCGCGCACAAGGTCCCCGGGATCGCCTGATGGGGGCGATAGGGCAGGTCCGCGACTACCTGGCCACCGCGCTCGCCGGGGTCGGGGTGCCCGTGTACCCGCGGCCTGTGGGCGCGGTCCCGCCGCCGTGCGTGCTGCTGGTCCCCCGCGAGCCGTACGTGAGCCCCTCCACGGCCTGGGGCTCCCGCTCGGTGGGCCTCGACGTGCGGCTGGTCGTGGGCGACTCGCCGGACGCCACCGCGGTGCTCGACGACCTGATCGACGCCGTGATGGACGCCCTGGCGGCCTCCACGGTCGAGGTTGGCGCCATCCCAGCCCCACAACCCGACGAGCAGGGCGTGCTCGTCGTCGACATCCCCACAACCACCAACTGGACAGAGGAGTAACCCCCCATGCCCGTCACCCCCGTCAAGGGCAAGCAATGCACGCTGGAGATCGGCGCCACCACCTACACCGGCTGGGTGCAGGGTCTGGACTCGGGCAAGGAGAAGTCGACCGAGACGGTGGCCACGTGGGGCGAGGATGTCGCCTTCACCGGCAGCCAGACGAACACGGGCGAGCTCACGTTCCTGTTCGACCCGATGACCTCGGCGCTCGGCCCGGCGCTGGAGACCGCGTTCGACACCGATGCCGCGGTCACCCTCACCGTGAAGATGGGGCCGGCCGCCACGCAGGCGTCGCGCGTGTACACGAACTGGAAGGTGGCGTCCTACTCGGACTCGGCGCCCGCTGAGGGGCTGGTGAGCTGCAAGGCGTCGCTGATCGGGTCCTCCAGCTGGGTGACCACCTACGACACCCCCTGACCGGTGGGCCTGCCCAACGGCTCCGGGGTGGAGGTCCGCGGGCTGCTGCCGCTGCTCAAGGAGCTGCAGGGCCCGGTCTTCCGCGAGGTCAACTCGGAGCTGCGTGATGAGGCCAGGTGGATCGCGGACCAGATCACCCCGGAGGTCCGTCGCGCGCTGCTGCTGTCGAACGCGCCGCAGGCCCCGGCGTTCGTGCAGACCGTCCGCTCGAAGCGGGACCGCATCCCGGTCGTGGTCATCGGCGCGAGCAACCCGAAGCTGAGCAAGTTCAGCCGCCGCGGCCCCCGCAAGGACGGCAAGGCGCGGATGGACTCGAGGTGGCGGCGCGGGGCGATGGCCCACGGCATCATCTACGGCCCCAAGTCGGGGCAGCGGACAGCGCCACCGGCGGCGGGCAAGCGGCGCACGGCCAACGTGTACCGGATCGGGCGCAACGAGGACGGCGGCGCGGTGATGCGTTCCATCCATTCCGGGCCGGCGTTCCGGGGTGCGGTGGCCGCGTACACGACCGCCTACCGGCGGGTCCTGCGCCAGCACGGCTTCCGGGTCAAGGGCGCCGCATGAGCCAGCGAGAGGGGTAGCGATGTCCAAGCCACTGGGCGTGGTGCTCAACTTCGCCGCCGACACCCGCAACGCGGTCAAGGATGTCGACAAGCTGACCCGCTCGGTCAAGGGCGTGGGCAAGGGTGCGAGCGGGCTGCGCGGGGTGCTGTCCGGCGCCCTGAAGGCCGGCATCGCCGGGGTTGGTGTGGCCGCTGTCGGGGCCGGGATCGCGTTCACGGACATGGCGAAGGCGGCCTACTCGGACGCACAGGCGCAGGCCAAGCTGGAGCGCACCCTCAAGCGCATCCCCGGGTTGACCGACAAGGCCGCGGAGTCCGCGGGTTCCTGGATCGACAGCATGGAGCTGCTGACCGGGATCGCGGACGACGACCTGCGGGCGGCGCTCGCCCGGCTGGCAGTGGTCACGGGTGACCTGACCGAGGCGCAGCGGCTGTCCGTGCTGGCCGCGGACGCCTCGGTGGCGTCCGGCAAGAGCTACGAGACCGTGTACAACGCGATGGCGCGGGCTGCCAGCGGGAACACGGCCGCGCTCAAGAAGCTGTTCCCGCAGCTGGACGCAGGACCGGACAAGGTGCTGTCCCTCAAGGAGGCTGTCAAGCAGCTCAGCGCCGCGTACGGGGGTGCTGCGAAGGCGGCCGAGGACAACGACCTGTTCGGCCGGCTGGGCACCATCTGGGGGCAGATCAAGGAAGCCCTTGGCAGCGCTGCCCTGCCCACCCTGAACGAGCTGTCGGAATGGTTCAAGGACAAGAAGAACCAGAAGGCGCTGCAGGATTGGATCACCAAGGTCGGCGAGTGGTCGCAGAAGATCGGCACCGACTTCGCAGGCGAGGTGCAGTCCTTCGTCGCCTGGCTGCAGACCGACGCCGGGCAGCAGGCCATCAAGGAGTGGACCGAGAACCTGAAGGCGCTGGCCGACGCGTTCGGCGCCGTCGCCCACGGCATCCAGTCGGTGGCCGGCTGGTGGAACAAGATGCCCGCCCCGCTGCGCCGCTACTTCCTCGGCGGCGGCGGGCTGCCCGGACTGGTCAACGCGGTGGGCGGCGGCGATGGCGCCCCGAAGCCGTCGACCCGGGCGCAGGTCGGCTCCGGGGGTGCGTACGCGCCCGCGTCCGGTGGCAGGTCCGGCGGGGTGACGGTCAACGTCACGAACCACTATCCGAAGCCTGAGCGGGCCAGCGACACGATCGCCCGCGACCTGCGCACCGCGCGGCACCTGACGGGCGCGTTCTGATGGGCAACGCGGTCATCGGCACGCTGGACCTGTCCACCGTGGCCCGGATCACCGACGCCTCCGGGCTGCTCGGCAACGCCCCGATCGGCGGCGACCTCGTGGAGCTGGACTTCCAACCCGGGGCGCAGTGGCAGCCCGGGGAAGCCCAGGCGTACAGCTTCGACCTGCCGCTGCTGCTCAAGGGGTCCACCGAGTCCGCCATCCTGGCCAACTTCCGCACCCTGCAGGCGCTGGCGGACGGCACCGAGCGCACCATCACGCGCACGTTCACCGCGGGTAGCGCAGTCAGCGAGTCCGCCACGTGCGTGGTCGCCTCAGTCACCGCCGCATGGGACTTCGGCATGCGCGGCCGGTTCGTCGCGGTCCTCATCGTGCAGATCACCTCGGGGGCGTGGGTGTGAAGGCTCGGGTGAAGGTCTACGGGCCGGACGGCACCACGGCGCGGACCGTGAACGTGGGCCAGGGTGCGGGCATCCTGCCGGTGTCCGGGCTGTCGTTCTCCGTGGAGGTCGGCGGCGCGGGTGGGTGCTCGTTCAGTGCGATGTCCGACGACCTCGACGCGCTGACCGCCCGCGACAGCGTCATCCACGTGCAGCTGGAGACCTCCCCCGGCACCTGGGCCAGTGTCCAGGCGTACGCCCTGCGCCCCCCGTTCCGCCGCGCTCGGGGGGCGCAGGGC